ATTCACATTCCTTCATTTATGCCAAGTCCTGAATTTACTCTTGCATTACAGGGTGGTGATTCTCAGACAATGGACTATAAGGGTTCTATGATGTTAAATGCTTGCTCTACAGATGCAGAACTTTTCTCTATTTATTACATTGATGAGGAAGAGGACGACATCGAATTATAAGGACACGTAGGGCAGTTAAATTACTGCCCTATTCTTACAAGGAGGAACAATGGCAAAGAAAGAATTGAGAACTTGTGTGCTTTGCGGTAAAACTTATTCATTTTGTCCAGTTTGTAATCCAGAAGATCGTTTGAAGCCAACATGGTATTTTTGTTGGTGCTCAGATAATTGCCATGAAATTGACGAAGTGACTTCTGCTTTTGAAGATGGACGCATGACAGATATTGAAGCAAAAGCAAAATTAGAAAAATTAGATTTAAGCAGGAAAGAATACTTTGGCGAAAGTTATAAGAATTCTATTGACTCTATCATGAAGGCAAAAGCACAAGTTATTAAGAAAGAAAATAAAAAGACAGAGGTTAAATCTGTCAAAAAAGATATTGTTACAAAAGTCGAAAATGAGGCTGAAAGTAATGTTGAATAGTGATTTTTAAATAAGGGATTATGACATATCACTATTCAATGTTGTAATCCCTATTTTTTACGTTATTCAATTGAGGGATAAAAAGGAATGATAATTGAAAGTAATTTAAAACCAAGAAATTACACTGAAAAAGAAGTTGTTCGTATATATAATCGAGATCAACAAACTTTTTACATCGACTCTAATGTTTATCCAGTGGATGTATATACGAGTTATAGTCCTAAATGTGAAAAGAAAATTATTATAATGACTTTTATTAGAAACGACACAAAAGAAGTTTATAAGAAATGGTGTAATCATGAATTAACATAGGAAGGAGGAAACTATTATGGCAGTAACTGAAAAAGATATTACATTGTGTGGTCATGGATCAGGAACACCGTCTACTAAAAATATGTATACATATCTTGAAAGCAGATACAAAAGCATTGCTCCAAACGGAAAACATAAGGGAGTTATTGCAGTAAGACGATTAAAAAAAATTACTGATTCTGGACGAAAAAAGTTTCATGACACATATAAAACTATTCTAGGTCGGAACTCATATAATCAGTCGTTACGACCATATGTATATACTCCATATAAGGGGAAGTATTATTCAGACTGCTCTTCTAGTGGATGTGCTACGTTTAAGAAAATTGGATATAGTGTACCGTTACTAAATACGGCAGGAATTTATACAAGTTCATTGTTTGAAACTGTTCCTGTAAAGATTAAAAATGGTCATATTACAAATCCTGAAATTTTAAAGGTCGGAGATGCAATATTATTTGTTGGAACTGATCCGTCTCGTCCAAAGCAGATAGGACATGTTGAATTTATTTATACAATCACTTCTACAGCTAATAAGCCTACATCAAATAAAAAATCAAGTTATTATCCTAAGTGCGCAAGTAAGTGTACTACTATTTCGTCTGCATTGGATAGTATCAAAGTAGATTCATCAAAAGCACATCGTACTAAAATTGCAAAAGCTAATGGAATTGCTGGGTATGTAGGAAGTTCAGATCAAAACACACGACTTCTTTCATTATTAAAAGCAGGAAAACTCAAAAGAGTATAAATTATAGGAGGAAAAGTCATGAATAAAATTAACTGGAAAGTTCGTTTTAATAAAGAAAATATTTTATTTATTTCGCAAGTTATAATTTCTGTTGTAATTCCGATTCTTACGTACTTTGGTTTACAAGCTTCAGATTTAACAACTTGGTCAAAAGTATGGGAAACATTTGTACAAGCAATTAGTAATCCATATGTAGTAGTAATGGTATTAGCTTCATTATTTAATGCAATTACCGATCCAACAACAAAAGGAATTGGAGATTCTTCTATTGCCCTAACTTACAACAAACCTAAAGATTAAGGTGGTGTGTTATGGACGAAATAGAAGCATTATTTAATCTTCCGTATCCAACTATCATAATGGGTGTGTTTATTTTTATTCTCGGTATTGATAAAATAGTGTATTTATTTTTGAAAATTAAAAAGACTTTTAGGATAAAATTTGGATTTGAAGAAGATAAAAAAACAATTGAAGACAGAATAACCACTTTAGAAAAACATGATAATTGGCAATACAAAGAAATATCTAAAATGTCAAAGGGTATAGATGATATAAAATGTCAATTAACTGAAAAAGAAAGAGCTGATAAAGAGCGGACAGTTGCGACATTAAGAAATCAGTTATATGGATTACATGCTAAATTTTCTGAAAAAGGTTATGTTGACAATTCTGGATTAAAAACTTTTACGGAGTTAGGGAAAATTTACGAAGCCGCTGGGGGCGATGATATCTATCATGATAAATTAAAGCCAGAAGTAATGTCGTTACCAATTAAGGATGAACCCTAATACTTTTATTATACCATAAAATCCAGTAATTCAACTTATGAATTTCTTCCTTATTATATATGTATAGAAAAACAGATTATACACAGACTAAATACATGAAGAATGAAATAGGCAGATATAGGTATCAACAGAATATGTCAATATCAGAACTTGCGAGACGTACAGGATTGTCAGCAACTGCAATATCCAATCTCGAGAATGGATATACTTCTGATATACTACTCTCTCATGCAGTATCTTTATCTCATGTATTACATGTTGATTTGTACGATTTGTTTTGCATAAAGAGATAAGGAGAATTGATATGGAGAAAACATTTTACAATGTAATCTGTGAAGAATTGGAATTATTGGGTGGTAAAGTAATTCATGTTGACAAGAACTTTGGAAATATGAATGAAGTACATAATTTCGTGATAAGTAATATTGATAAATATCCCAATGCTCATTGGGAATTGCGACTTATCATATTTAAAATTTAATATTTAAAAGAAAGAGCGGTTTCTTCAGAAGCCGCTCTTTTGCTATGTAAAGGAGTGAAAGGAAATAGCACAGAATCCAGGAAAGATTTTTGAACAGTCGATTAAAGATTCTGTCCCAAATACGTGTTGGATTTATCGTTTCAGGGATAATGCAGCATCGTTTGGGAATGGAAATAATACTAGATTTGCTAGTAGTAATATTTGTGATTATCTTCTATTTGATGATGATTCAAGGACATTGTATTTGCTCGAATTAAAATCAACTCAATCAACAAGTCTGCCATTATCAATGATTAGAGATAATCAAATTAAATCTCTGCAAGAAGCAAGTGAACATAATCTTGTCGCAGGATTTATTTGTAATTTTAGGAATGAAAATAACGACACATTCTTTATAGAAATCTGCGATTTCGTAAAGATGATGGAGAATATAGATAAGAAGTCGTTCAATATTAACGACTTGAAAAATAATAATGCTATTCAAATAAATAGCAGAAAGAAACGAACTAGATATACATATGACATTCAGAAGTTTGTAAACGAGTCACATTTGTAAAGGAGAAAAAGGAATATGAGACTTTTAGAGTTTGTAGAAAAGTATAACAACATGGCAAATAACACATTAAAGGAACAGTTATTAAGTAAAATCAAAATCACCCCATACATTTCAATTATCAAGAAAGATGCTTACGCACAGTTGATTGTAGATAAGACAACATTTGAGCAGGAATCTTATGATGATAACGGAGTAACAAAGTATCGTAAAACAGATAAGATTAGAGTAAATTCTGTTGCTCAGTATGTACAGTTTTGTCGTGCCGTAATTGAATTATATACTGACCTTGAGATTGACGAGGATGATAAAGGTTTTATCAAGGGATATGACGCACTTAAGTCATCTGGTCTACTTGATATTTTAATGGTTGGCTCTGATAAAGCTGATCCACTTATTCCTATAAGCGAATTAAGAGAATTTAAAACCATTTTAACAATGAAGCAATCAGACACTCAGTTTAATGAGACAACTACTCAGGCGTTTATTAGCAAACAGATTGGAAGGATTTCTGATTTGGCAAATGCTACTCTCACACCACTTGTCGAAGTTGTAAGTAAAAAGCTTGATGAGATCCCGAATGAAGATTTAGAAGATAAAATTCTTAAGTTTGCTAAGAAAGGCAATTTCAAAGAGGTCTAAGTAAATTCAAAATTCTTTGGAGGATTTATATGATTGAAGGAATAATTTATGGACTTATTGGTGCATGGTTTCTCAGTCTATTTGGAGTTGATAATATCTTTGTAGAAGCGTTGCAGCCATTTGTGAATTTCACATTAACAACAAGTCATTATTATTTCATATTTGGATTTGTTGGTATGGTATATGGAATTGTATATTATTTAAGAAATAAAGATTAAATATTAGGCTCTATACGTGTAACAGCGTATATGGCTTTTCTTACGGAGAGTGGTTATACTGCTCTCCTATTTTAGTGTAAAAATAGTGAAATTTTTTGAGGTGATGAAATGGCAAAAAATATATATGCAGATTTTAAAAAGAAGTTAGACAGAATTGAAAATCATATTGCAGAAGAAATTGCTCCACAAGCAAATGAACTTCTAAAAGAATCTGTCAGATATTCATTAATAGATTGGTATAACGACTATACTCCACAGTCGTATGAAAGAACATATAACTTCATGAAAATTCTTGATTCTACAAGAACAAGAGGTAAAGGGAACGTTCTTCTTTTTTCAGTTGATTCAGGCGCAATGGATTCATATGTCGGTTGGTTTGGTCAGAGTTTAAAACCAAGTACAGCTTTCGACTATATGTTTATTGATGGAGAACATGGTCATGGAAAATGGATGATGCATCAATCATTACCTCCATATATGTATGTTGAACGAGATATTGAAAGTGGATTTGGTGGTCGCTTAGACAAAATTATAAATAACAGAATAGAACAAATTTTGAGAAAGTGAGGTAGAAAATGCCAGGTACATATCAGTATGATGTAGAAATCAAATCGAATGTAGCAAAACTACTTTCAGATATGAAACAAGTACAAGACAGATTAGATACTGTTGAAGGCAAAGAATATAAAATCAAATTAAATGTCGATGAAAAGAAATTATCCAGTGTAATTTCTAATCTCGAAAAAATGCTTGATTCTCTTAGTAAAGGAACAGGTGATTTTAAACAGTTTGAGAATTTATCGAAAGAACTATCAAATATTGTATCAGAAGTACAAAGTTTAAGTAAAGCTTTTGGTAAAGTGGATGATTCTGGTGCTAAAACACTACTCTCTTCTATTCAGAATATTGACAAGTCACTTTCTGAACTGAGTCAGAATATTCTCAATGTTAATAAAAACATGAGCAATATGGGTGGCAATACGGGTGGTGCTGTCAAACAGGTGGAGAATATTAGTAATGCATATCAAGATGCTACTAAAGAAGCTGAGAAGTTGGCTGATGCACAGAGTAAGATTGGACAGAAAACGAATATTTCATCTGCTTCTACAGAATCTGTTACCAATTCCATCAAAGAAGAGAATAATGTATTAGAACAGAACACTCAGAAAGTTAAAGAAAATACACGGGCTAAAGAACAGAATGCCAATATAAACCTTAATAAGTATGATAAGCGTTTGGATTCTTATAATGGTAAGGTTGATAAATATCAAGCCACTATTGACAGATTCAATGATGGTGGTTGGACAAGTAAAACATATTTGGAAAATGTGCAAGCTGTCAAGAATGCTGTTAAAGAGTATGAAACTCTGCTTAATGAATTAAAAGGTAAAGATGCTAGTTTGGTGACAAGTGATGATATTTCTAAATTGGACGAGTATGAAAAGAAAATCAAAGATACTATCGCTACTGTTACTAATATGTCGGCTTCTGAAAAGGGATATAACTTTGTTTCTGGTCAGAAAGAATTAGATAAAATTCATAAGCTTCTTAATGAAAACAGCAAAATGTCTACTGAGGCAAAGGCTAAGATTAAAGCTTACTATGCAGAAATTGAAAGTGGTAATCCTAGTATGAGTCTTGACAAGATTCATGGTGAAATCTTAAAGATTTATAATGCTGAAGTTGAAGCTGGTCGTGCTGGTAGAACATTGTGGGACACTTTAAAGAATAGCGGATTCCATCAGATTGCTGCACAGATGGCAGGGATGGTTGGTGTTTATGATGTTATTAATCTTGGTAAAGAAGGTTTTAATGTTGTAAGAGAACTTAATACTGCTCTCACAGAAATGCGAAAAGTATCTGATGAGACTGTTCAAAACTTGAAAGATTATCAAGCTACTACTTTTGATACGGCAGATGCGGTTGGTACAACTGCAAAACAGATACAAAATTCCACAGCAGATTGGATGCGTCTCGGAGAATCAATGAATCAAGCTGCGGAAAGTGCAAAGGATGCCAATGTTCTTTTAAATGTATCAGAGTTTGAAGGAATAGACGAAGCAACGGAGTCTCTTGTATCAATGAGCCAGGCGTATAAAGATCTTGATAAGATGGATATAATTGATGTTCTCAATAATATTGGCAATAATTATAGTATCTCGACAGATGGTTTAGCAACTGCTCTTAAAGATTCCGCAAGTGCATTGGTAACTGCGAACAACGATCTTAATGAAGCTGTTTCGTTGACTACGGCTGGCAATGCTATAACTCAAGATCCATCTAAGGTGGGGGCAGGTTTAAGGACAATTTCTCTTAGATTGGTTGGTACAGAGGAAGCTAAACAGGAGCTTTCAGATTTAGGCGAAGAAACAGATGGAATGATTACTACCGTTTCTAAACTTAGAGACACAATCATGGATGCAACCAAAGCTGCATCGTCAGATGGGAAAGGTTTTGATATTCTTGATTCTAATGGAAATTATAAAAGTACATATGAAATTATGCAAGGACTCGCAGATTTATATGACAATATTGTAAAAAAAGATAAAG